CCGGTATCACCTCGCGGATACTCATAACATTGTCGCCATTGCCAATCTGGATTGGCCCAGACTCAGCAAAGAGTGTTGCGCCGTCATAGTCAAAACCCACCTCATGCTCGTTGACTTCGCCAGCAGAATCCACCATCAACGGCAGCGTAAACACTCCGGCGTCAGTGCCTGCTAACCGCGCCAATGTGCCGATACTCCAGTGGCCCTCTCGGTAGTTGTAGGTGACATAGGAGTCATTCTCAATGCCTGCATTGCTTGGGTAAAACCACCAAATCTCGCCAAACTTGGAGTTGTGAACAGCATGAACCTTTGCACGCTGGTCTAAGTTGATATTGTTAAAAACAAAATCAGACACATCGCAGGGCAGTGGCTTGGCGTAGCCGTCATAAATCCAGAACCCAGACTTGCTCATCCAGATGGCTGCCGTATCAATAGCAGCCACAGCTTGAGGGCCAATTAACCCGCAGCCAGAGCCAGCCTTCTCAAAGCCGTAAACAAATGGTGCGCCCACATATTGGGCCGTGTGGACATCAACATCCGTAAACAGCAGGTTGATGCCCTTGACCCTCTTGCCGGCCATCAGGCTGCCGGAACTTGTCAGTTCATAATCACCAGCCAAATTTTCTGTTGAAGGCGTCCAGACGGTATTGTTCTCTTGGTCGCACCACTGAACTTTTCTTGGGTTTCCACCGGCGCCAAGGGCAAACAGGAAACGCTCGGCAGTCACAAGAATCGCCTTGTTGCTGGTCGGTGCGTTGGTGATAACTGCCGCCAGTGTCGGTGTTGTAAAGCCTAGCTGCCACTCGTAAATCTTGCCATCGTGGTCAGAACAACCCACCAAGTATTCGCCCCAAGTGTCAAGGCTCCAAGTGGTTGCTACTTCTGCCAATCCAGTGTCGGGCCGTGGCACGCCGTAGGCAAAACTGCCGTAAAGGTTTTTGCCGTAGCCAGTGGTGGATGTGCTGTCAATATAGCCAGTTGTAAATCCAGTGGGGGTGATGTCCTTCAAGACCCCCAAAATGTCCATTGCAAACAGCTTGGAGTGAGTGCCGAGGCCAATGTAAGAGGCAGCAGAATTGTCACGCCAAGTGATGATTGCCCTGCAAGCGCCGGTCACAGTTGACGCCGACTTGGCCCTCCAGCCGTTGACTGGCCGGAGCGTGTTTTCGTACCAGCGCACAAGGTTGGCATCGTGCCACCGCCCAGCAGACTGATATTCAGTGCCGTTGCGGTAGACGCCTGGGGGCAGTTTGATGGGTATGTACATAATCAGATTGTCGGTAGGTTGGACACAAAGCTAATTGTCGCAATAGCCGATGGAACTGCTGGTCGCGTTGGGCTGGCGCTAGCAGCGTACTTCTCAATCGTAACGCCAACATCGGTTGGCCGCCACATGATTTCAACATAGTCGTTTGCATTTAATGTCAAAAAATAATTCATGGCCGCAATCGTGTGGTACGGGTCACCAACACCCTTTCTGGGTGCAAAGCCAAACCTACTATTTGAATTTGCTGCATTTGTTCCATTGACCCGAAACCAGACATCCACATCCTGAGATGCGTTTGTTGTATTTGTAAACTGAATGGAAAATTGTATGTTCCAGATACCGCTGTCAGCCACAGTGATCCTAGAACCACTGGCTATCGTCACGCCATTGCTGAAGTCTGTGGTGTTAAATGTTATTGGATAGGCCGTGGTTGTATTGGCCGCCACCTGGTCGGTTGAGTCTTGAAAAGCCCCGTGGGGGTTGTTCAAAAACTTACCGCCCCTGATGCCAAACAGCGCACCCAGCGTGCTGATCAGATTTCTAAAGTAGCCGTTCAATGCGCCATTGACTTCAGACACATACCTGCGCTCATACGCCTCTGGGGCAAAGCCCAAGCTGGGAATTGACGGGACTTCTAGTTGTTGCTTCTTATTGGCCATAGCATGATTATTGATCAGTCAAGATAAAAATAACGCCTTTTCGGCCACTCGGCGCTTGACAAGCCCTGGCAGTACTTTGCCACCACCTTTAGTCCAAGCCATAAAAGCCTCTGCTGCACCCTCCCAATCACCTCGGTTGGCCTTCATTCGGATTGTGCTGCGCTGAAGGTTGCCTAGCCCAAAATTGAAGGATATAGAGACCAAAGCGTCAAAGCGGCCTTGATGCCCAGCACAGCCGGGAACAAGTCGTAAAACACCACGCTCAAAATTCTGTACATCATTTGCGAATAGCGAATTGATTTCTTCTTTTGTCCAAGCACGGTTGTCCTCCGATTGCAATGGATGCTCACTACGGATTAGCCCAGCGTATCCCTCTTTACGCACCATTGGCAAGTTGATCTGCCCTTGATACAGCACATGCCCGTATCCAATAGTCCAGATATTGGCTGGACACAGGTAGGGTTTACTCCTACAGCCTTCAAAACGATGCATCAAATCAGCACCGGCTTTGCTCAATTTCATTTCTTAGTCCAGCCACGGGAGCCAAACCAGAATCCAATGATGCCGCCCAACATGGCCATCTCATCAGGGCTGAAGATGATGTCGGTGTAGCGCAGAACATCATCCATGCTGGTAATCAGACCAGGGTGCTGCCAGAGATAGAAACACAAGAAGGCATTAATACACACCAGTTCAACCACAAAAATGTAGGTTATCGTAGGACGGACAGTGCCCACATAGTTGGCCACCCATGTTGATGCCTTTGCCAGCACTGCCTTGTCGTGATCTTGTGCACCTTGCACCATTCCAGCTTCGGCCTCGGCCATCTGGGCTTCGGTCTGCAAGGCCACCTGCTCGGTGCGGATTTCTTCTACACGGGCTTGCGCAGCAAACCCAGCTGCGGCCAATTGAAGCTCGCGCTCGGTCTGGACGGCAGCCAAAGCCAATTCATGCTTTTGGTCGGCCTTGTTCTGGAAATACTCAAGCAGCTTGGGTAAGCCGGAAATCAACAGACCGCCAAGAGTCGAGAATAGTGAGAGCATAAAAATTTCCTACAAGGGGTTTTTAGAAATCAGAAAGTCAATGATTTGCTTGGAATTATCGGCTGGCAAAATGTAAAGAAGGTCTAGCAACCAATTGATTGCAAGAACAGCAGCGCAGCACTTGATAAAACGATCAATCCCAAGTCGCCAGTCAGTGCCAACATCAAACCATTTAAGTAGCGAGAACACATTACACACACCCTCTTGTTTTTTGGCAGAAGTCTATGAGTTCGTTTACACCGACAAAGGCAAAGAACATCAAAAAGAAAATAATAGCTATGACCAAAATTATCTCGGTCATCTCGTCTGCTTTTTCTTTGGCTTTCTTTTCTTCTGCTTTTAGTGCGCTAATCTCTTTGGCATCGTCCCTGTCCATCTCGGCTTGACGGGCTTTGATCTTCTGCCACACATCTATCTTGCCCGTCTGCATAAAGAGAAGTTTTAGTTCTTCCTCAAAGACTTTGGCTTGATCCAGAGCCATCTCAATCTGGAGAGCCGTCCCCATATTCGACTTGTTTTTGGAACGCTTGGCTTCAAGCATTGCCTTTGTCGCCACGCTCTTTGCATCAAACAGCTTCCCGATCACCGGAGCCAAGCTGCCGAGATCGTTTGCTACAGCCGCTGCCTTTTTGACTAACGAAATAGCTGACTGGATACCGGCTAGGGCCGTAATCGGGTCAATCACGATTTCTTCTCCCGCCATTTCAGACACCACACAAGCAGCCGGTCTGATGACCAAGACCACCTCACGCACTCAAAGACTGGCGCGGGAGCTTGTACAGCCGGAGGTGGTGGAGGCAGCGCGTCCATGACTACATAAGCAGTTTTTTTAGCATCTCAGCGGCAAAGCCTGGGCCTAGGAGCGTCACAGCAATTAGGGCATAAAGGATGTATTCGATGCGGCTCATGCGCTTGCCGCCTGACTCAAATGACTTCTGAATAGCCTCATACCTCAGCGCACAAATTTCTTCGTGCGTTGCTAGCTTGGCATCTGTCGCGTCTACTTGGCTCATGGCTGTTCAGGCCAAGTAATTGTCCACGGGAATCCAGTCTGTGTTGGAATGTCTCTAAGGGCTTGGCGATAAACTTCCCACGCACCTGGAATGTTAGCGTTTAGCTCCAAGTTTTTGATGACAACCCAGTCAGATTCTTTGAGCTTGTCGTCACGGCTGGCGCGAACAGACTTAGCCTGTTCATCGTCCTTGATGGCCTTGTAAGCGGCCTCTTGTTCAGCAGCAGTCTGGGCAATTTCTGTTTCAGTTGCTGCACGATCTGTAAAGACAGGGCCAAGCACATATTTGGTGTACCACTTGCCATCGACTTGCTCTACGCCAGAGGCTTGAGAGTATTGATAGACCGTACCACCCGTGGCTTGTGCGCCTTCAAAGACCACATCAGCACCCAAAGCCTCTAAGACTTCAGTTGTTGTTGTGTCCCATGTAGGCCCACCATTGGCTTTTGTGTATGCACGAAATTCACTTTCGTACATTACTTGTCCAGTTGATTGAATTCGTACTTGCATTTTAATTACCTCAAGCAATTGCTAAAAAGATGAATGTTCCACCACTTGCATTGATGGCAGATGGCGCAGTTGAACTAATCTCAAACCCTGCGCTATATGTGTCAATGTAGTCAGTACTTGTTACTTCAGCGGCTGTGCTGTTTAAGAGCAAATAAGGGTCATTGCCAGACACAATGCCTCGTGCAGTATCCCAGACATACCAATCACCAGTTGAGTCTGTACGCTTGATTAAAACAAACCTAGCACCACCTGTAAAGCCACAATCAATTTGAAGTGTTGTGCCTGTGCCTGTGTATGAGCCTACTTTGGAAACACCCGCACAAGTGGCAAATAGGTAGGCAACTTGTGTTTTGTTAGTGTCGTTAATGTCGTTGTCAACATTCACAGTAAACACCGACGCAGTTGGTGATGTGTTATTCCAAAACGATGTGTCTGTTGTTGGTGTTGAAGTTGAATTTAAAAATAACGCTTTTGTATTTCCAACAGGGGACACATATACAACCCATGAGCCAACTGCGCTTCGCTTTTTAATAATTATTAACTCTGGAACTGCTCCAAGGTTATGCGTAATAGTTCTTAAAACTCCTGTCCCTGTATAGCAAACCACATCAAAGAAGCTAGGGGCACGTTTGAAGAAATATCCTACATAAGTTGATGGCAATCCCGCATCATTGATGAGTCCATCTCCATCAAGAATTCTAAAACCATCCATTCGGTCAAAAGTTCCAACAGATGTGTAATCTGTTTCTGCAGCCGTTGATGTTGCTGTCAGTCTTTTTGCGGATGTTGTATTTGCATTTCCACGAAATCTATCAAAAAACAAACTTTGTGCAGATGTTCCACTAACATTTCTTATGTGTGTAAAACACATATCTAGTGGAAAGCCTATTCCTGTGATAGTTCTTGCAGCATTATTTCCCGTCCAAGTTACTCCGTTGTACACACTAGCCCCACTCGTAGGCACTTTCATTGGGCCTCTACGAATTGCTATGTAGATGTAATTTGAGCCTGAAGCATTAAATTCAGAACTTGAGTCGTAAAGAGTAAAGCCTGTTGCGGTAAAAGCTATCTTTTGGTCTGAAACTTCAGCGGCAGTTGTATTAGCGGCAAGAAGTTTATCGTTTCCATCAGCGGTTGCACCTCTCATATTGTCAATAACCCACCAACTTCCAACTCCACCTGATGACCTTTTAACAAGAAGATATTGAGGCTCATAACCAAGATTTATTGTGTTGCTTCCAGAGCCAGAGCCATTTCCTGCATATGTTCCACACGAAATCACATTGTCTGTACCAGTTAGACCAAAGCCTCCTGCGTCATGGGCGAATAGGTATGCTACGTATGTTTGTCCAGTTTCGTTTGTGTTAGCCGCATCCCCTAATGAAAAAACTGTACTAGTTGGTGCGGTGCTATTCCAATATTTAGCTGGAGTGTTTCCACCGCTTCCTGAACCAGCGGCATCTGTAGCGTTTAATGTAAGGAATTGCGAAGCACCAACGCTTCTGTGATAAGCCACCCAACCACCCGGCTGAGATGTGCATTTAATCAGCATGAATCCAACAGTAGCGTTTAAGTTGTGAGAGACAGTTCTTCCTATATTTCCATCACCTGTATAAGTCACAACATCAAAGAACTTTGGTTGCTTGCGGAATGTCCACGAGGCGTAGGTTACATTGTTATAGTTTGTTCCCCTTGTTGCCGTTGTTGTACCACCTTGCTTTACAGTAAAACCATTAGTATTAAAAGCAGACAAAAAATCATAAGAAGCACCAAGGTCTTCAGCCGCATTTAAATTACTAGCTAATCCTTGATTGTTTGATGCAGTAGTGCCAGCACCACGAGAAGTGTCTGTCAAAATATGGTCTGATGCCGCACTTCTACCTTTAATCCATACCATTCCACCCTTTGTGGACAAATCAATGTTGTTTGTAATGGTTTGAGTGCCACCAGTTGTGCTATTACCTGTGTAAAGCCAAGTGCTAAACACATCCTCAATATACTGAGGAACAGCAGGAACACCACCACCAAAGGCATCGTAACTAGCCGCACCAGAAGTTGCTTGTAATGGCATGGGTTAAGCCTTGAACTGTGTGTTGCTTGCCAAGACTGTGAAAGTTGCGCTGCCGGTCTTGATGATCAGGTAGCGGTAGCTATCAATGCCGCTAGCATTACCAGCAGTAGGTGCGCCACCAAGCCAACGAGTGGTTACGCCTGATGTAGTGCCGTCAACTTGCACGGCGCTGTTGTAGTAAGCCGTAGAGCCTTGAGTGACTAAGAAGGCTACAGTCATTGATTCACCGGTAGCCATCAGCGTATCAAGTGATGTGCCAGATGAGCCTCGGAAGTTCACTGTCCAGTTAGCAGATGCGTTGCTGGTGTAGTACAGCACCGACTGAGTGGTGATGTCATAGGCAATCGTGCCGGTAGCTGCTGTTGCCGAGACTGTTGCGACTTCTGCCGCATCGTTTAGGACAATAGCTTTGGCTGATGATGTGCCTGAGAATGTTTGTGTGCCTGTGAAGGTGTTGGCTACGTTGACAACAGCAATATTGGCTGCTGCCAAAGTGGTTTGACCTGTACCTCCATTGGCAATGGGAAGTGTTCCTGTTACACCGGTAGATAAAGGTAATCCTGTAGCATTGGTTAAAGTACCACTAGATGGTGTTCCTAATGCGCCACCAGGAACAACATAGTCTGTACCTGCAGTGGCAGCAGAAATTGCAGTTCCATTGCCTTTTAAAACACCCGTGACAGATGTTGACAAAGTTATAGCTGGGGTTGATGTAGCAGTCGCTACTGTTCCCGCAAAACCATTGGCAGAAACAACACTTGTGCTTGTCACTGAGCCAGAGCCTGGGCCGGTAAACGCAATTTGAATAGACCCAGCACCTGGTGTGATGGTCACGCCAGAGCCAGCAGTCAAAGATGCCTTGGTCAGCGTGTTGCCGGTGCTGTTGCCGATCAGCAATTGACCATCGGTGTAGCTTGTCTGTCCAGTGCCGCCATTGGCCACCGCTAGTGTTCCCGTAACAGCACTACCCAAAGGAATTCCTGTCGCCGCCCCTGTGCCGCCATTTGCTACCGGCAGAATGCCAGTAACGCCTGTGGCCAAGGGCAGGCCCGTAGCGTTGGTCAGCACCACCGCCGATGGCGTACCCAGCGCTGGCGTCACCAGAGTCGGTGAATTGGTGAACACCAAGGCGCCAGTGCCTGTTTCATCCGTCACGGCAGCAGACAAGTTTGCGCTTGATGGTGTGGCCAAGAAAGTAGCTACGCCAGCACCAAGACCACCAACACCTGTTGAGATTGGCAACCCTGTGGCATTGGTCAGCACAGCCGCTGATGGCGTACCTAAAGCTGGCGTCACCAGTGTGGGGCTGGTTGACAGCACATTGTTACCAGTGCCTGTACTTGTACCAACACCTGTACCACCCTTAGCCACTTTCAGCAGTGGGCCAGCATCAAACAGGGCATCAATTAAATCGAGGTCTGCATTGACTTTGCCACCCCAAGTGTTTGAGCTTGCTCCGACCTCCGGCTTGGTCAGCAATAGGTTTGTGGTGGTGGTATCTGCCATTTTTAGTCCTTAGCCAAAAGTTTTTGCGCGGGTCAACAAATTGCCGCCGGAAGTTGAGCCTCGATCATCGGCCACTTGTAGATCAGTCAATGCACGCTCGTAGAGAGTCGCCCACACCTGCATACGCGCATCGTCTTGCAGATATGGCGCTGCTTGCAACAGTGCGCCGTAAAGATAAATGTCGGGGCTTGATGTCAAAAGAAAATTGGTCGCCACACTTGCAGACAGCTTGTTGAGTTTTGCAAAGTAGACAATCTCTGCCGTGTACGCTGAATCTGGCGTTGGTACAAAACGAAACTCAGTACCGACCACGCCGAAAAACTGAGGTCTGCCGCTGGCCGTAAATTTTGTTGCTTCCTCATTTAAAGAGTCCATCGTCATAAAAGACAATGGGGTCACTGGATTGGTGCTGGTTAGCTTTAATGCCCGAGTCTCCAAGAAGTCAGCCGGCGTTGACTCAAACTCGCCGTCAACAGTCAAGGTTGTCCTGGTCAGCATCTGACGGGTGCGCAGCGTGCGCTCAATCTGCGCCTCGGCCAAAGAAATAAAGTCGGGAATGGTGGCCGTCAAATCTGAACGATTCAGCCAATCCGCAATTGAAGTCTTTAGCTCGGTGTAGGTTGTCAGTGCCATTAGACTGCCTCTATTTCTTTCATCACCCAGGTGTGGTCGTGCTTGAATTCAAAAGTCCCAATGTGTCCAATCTCTTTAGAGACATCGTGATCAATCCATATTTTAAACCCAGCAGCCGCTGCTTTTTGGCAAAAATAAACATCCTCACCAATGTATCCTCTTTTGTCCATGCGCCAAGGTGTTTCAAACCAAGGCTCGGCCAGCGCCGCAAAGACATTCTTTTTGATCAGCATTACACCCATCCCCACAGACCCCACCTCTTGCAGTCCGGTGGACTCTGGCATCGTCCAGACCAATTCCCTTTCGCCATTCTCTTTGTAAAGTTGCGCTGTCGGGCCAGTTGGCATTCTGCGCCGTGCGCAGTTGGTTGCCACGATGTCCAAGTCATGCTTGAGCAGCCGCCCGATCATGTCTTGCGGAAACCGCATATCAGAGTCAATAAACAGGATATGGCTGCAATCCTCTTGCATTGCGTCCAATGATAGCTCTGCCCTCTGATTGGCAATCAAAGTGCCTTGGCTGATCTTGAGGCTTACAGCGTCATTGGTGTTGAGCGTGTGATACGCAACCATGTTCACCAAGTCGTAGCTGTACATGGTGTGAACCATGTCCCGTGCTGGAGTGCAGACTGCAATGTAGTTCATACTTTCCCAGGTCGTGTTCTAAAAAATTGATTGTCAGGATCGTTGAGCCAGCGCTTCATATATGCTTGGTCATCGATCTTGCCCTCGGCCTTCATCTTGTAATAGAGAGCCTCGGGGATGGATGCCACCAAGTGCCACTCACCATTCCAGTTGGCCTTGCCGTCCATAGCGTTGTAGATGGCCTTGTTGGCCTCAATGACCGCAGTCACATCTTGTTCAGTCTCAATGGTCACATCGCCGGTATCGGTATTCTCATGCCAGTAACGGGTGATGCCTTGATCTTTGTTTTCGCTAAATAGTCTTTTATGAATCATTTAAAAAAAAGGGCCAGATTTCTCTGGCCCCTTCCGTTGCTTACTATTAAGAAGTAACCAAGTCAGCGGCAAGGCCGTGGGCATTTTCTGCCAACACTTTCAAGCCGTACTCGACCAGCAGCATGCGCTTGTCGGCATCGCCTGTTTTGGCCAATTCGATCTGCTGGTAAGGACGCAGCACAACCATCTTGGCGTAGTCAGGGTCAAGCACAAACGCATCACGCTCGCGTTGGAATCTGTTCGCAATCACAGAAACATTCCCGAAATCGCTGACGTAAATATCTACAGCGCCGATCAATGTGGCAGGCTTTGCACCGCCGTCAACATTGAAGCGTGAAGATGCAATGCCGGTGAAACCAGAAACGCGCTGCTTGTTGACAGGGCCAACCATCAGGATTTTTGGCGTTCCGCCAGCAGTCCACACTTTCTGAATCACATTCTTGAGAATGGTTTCAGTGAAGGTACGCACAGTGCCATCGGTACGGGCAGCGGAAGGCAGCGTCGTGTAAGTTGGGCTTGCACCATTGGTGGTGTCAAAGTCAATGTTGGTCTTCAAGAAGGCCGTCAAAGAACCCGTCTTACGCGCAGTAGTCGAGTCAC